ATTCTTAAAGAAAAAAGATGCCATTTGTATTTTCTTTAATGAGCATTTTCTTCTAAATGTATTTGCCCAGTTAACCAAAAACCATTCAAATGTATCCCATGCGAAGTGTCCCCACATTTTGGATCCTATTCTAATTGATTCTGCATCTTGTTCTGGACTTAATGATTCATCTGTATAGTAATAAACATCAATAATTGATGATGTATCACCTCTACATTGAATGTATAGATTTTTAATTGTCTTTAAATATTCAACTGCTTCAAATTGAAAGAATGGTGTCATGTAGTAAGCTACAATTGCAACTTCACTATCAATATCTTCGTAATCAAAATCAGCAAATGAATTGTTCATTTTAACTACTAGATATTTTTGACTTTCAACACCTTCTGTAATCTTTTTTCCTTGTTTATATGAAACATACTCTAATTCATTGTTTAAGATTTCAAAATCTCTTGCAAAGATATTATCAAACTTATACCATGCTAATTCACCAGCACTTGTTACTTTACTTGATGTAACAACATAAGGTGAAATTAAGTAGTCCCAACAATATGCAATACCACAATCTTTTACAGACCATGCATTATTTTCATATAAATACTCTTTAGGGAAACAAATAAAGTACTTATTATCGTAGTCTACTGACTTGACTGTTTCATATATAGGACTATTATTTTCGTTTAACTTGATGTCTAATAATCCCTTTACATCAAAGTTATTAGTCTTATTAATATTGTCTGATATTCTTCTAACGTTTCTTTCATCAACGATGTTAGTTGATACAAGTGTACATACACCAACTTTACTAGAAAACCATGTTAATTGGTTATTAATAACTTGTATAGTGTAAGGACAATCACATCCCATTGATGCATTTACTACTTGGCATGAGAACATACCAATACCTTCTTGTCTTTCACTTGTTGTAGTATCACTTGTTGCTTGATAATACGTTAATGAATATATCTCAGTTGGTTTAAATATTAATAGAACATTATATTGTTGTCCAAAGCCTGTAATATCATCAGCACTATTACCTAAACGAGAATAATTTGTATATGGGAAATAAGATCCATCAAATACATCTGAATAGTAATATGTTGATTTACCATTACCAGCTAAGAACAATCTTGAGTTATTGTTTCCACCAAAACATTGATAAAACTTACTAGATAAGATTTGATCTTTGTAATTAGTTGATTCATCATCTGTTTTATAGGCAATAATCTCTACGTTGTTTGTTCCTGTTGGAGCTGCACTCTTTAATGTGATTTTACCTTCACTATAATTACACTTAAATGTTTTAGCTGCACTTAAGTTTTCATCATATGTCCATTCTTCATTATCAATCGTAACTTTAGGATGAACGTTATCTAAGTATTTATTTGTTAATACATAGGTTGTTGATGAGTTATCTCCATGAAAGTTATTTTGGAAACCAGATCCTAAAATATTATAGGATTCAGATGTATCTCCATCAGTACCATCTGGTTTTAAGTTAATTGCAATCGTAGGTACATATGGCTCTACTTCTTCCCAAATTGTTCCATCATATCTTGAGTATTTTCCATTTGTTTTAGTTAATGTAACTGTTATTGTATCGTTTGCACTTGGTGTACCTGTAATAGTGATACCTAAAGATGCTAACTTTTCTTCAATGTCATCATCAATATATCTAGATTTCCAAACTGTTCCATCATAAGTATATGTCTTTGATGCACTTGTGTATTTTTCTGTATACTTATTCAAATCTACACTTACTGCAGTAATACCAGTTGAAACATATGTTGCTGTTGCAGCACTAATTACTGGTCCTTGTATGTAGTATAAGTATCTATTGAAATTGATAAATAAGCCTTTCTTTTGTGGTACAGAAAAACCTGCAATTTCTGTTCCATCCTTGTATAACTTAGTACCAGAATGGACTATTGTAGATCCTCTATACTGTACAATTTCAAAGACTTCATCATCATATGTTTTTATTACTTCTTGTCCATAACGTTTAGAAAATGCACCATTACGATACATCATGTTTAACATATATGGACTTTGATTTACTTCTTGCTCGTATTCAAGATCCTTTAAGTTTAAACCTTTTATTGCTGGTTGTGGTATTTCCATCATCTTATCAGCAGTAGCCTTAAATGATGGAGCACTAACTAATGGCATCTAACTTCTTCCTTGATACGAGTTTTTGATTCATGACTCTTTGATTGTTATAGTCAGCGTTATAGATTGCATATTTGTTTAAATCATCATCTATCATAAACCTTGCTGCAAGACCTAAAGGTAAGATATTCATTACATATTCATCTTCTAATTCTATTTCTATATCTTGATAGTTTTGCTTTGGTAGAACTTGAGGACTTTCAAGTTTTTCTTTACCTTTGAATACTCTAGCAACATTGTTTTCATTGAAAAGCTCACTTAGTAATCTATTCAAGTTACCAATTAGGTAATTATCATAGATTGTTGAGCTTGGTTTTTCAAACATTATTTCTTTAGTTAGGGTATATACTTCGTTTACTTTCATAATTTCCCCTTTCTACACGAGAAAAAGAGGGAAGCCTAAGCTCCCCTCATAAATACTAGATTGATGCAGCTTCAATGTTAGAAACGTAAACACCATTCTTAAGTGTTTCGTTAACAAATGCACCAAATACCATATGTGGTTGTAATACTGCACCATCAACATCTGGGTGAGTCTTTAAGATTCTTAATGTTTCAAACTTGTCAACATTCATAATGCAGTTTAAGTTAGCACATACGAAGTTTACGTTGTCTGGCATATCTTCATCAGCAATTTCAAAAATAGAGAAACCAGCACATTTACCCATAGCACCTTCAACTAATGCTTTTGGAGCAACTTTATCTAAGTATGTGAATTCTTTTGCAAGAATTAATTTAGTGTAGTCTGTAGATCTAATCCAACAAACTAAGTCTTTTGCATTACCAGCAACGTGGTTGTTTACAAATGACTTTCTAGCATTTGCTAATTTAGTTACTACTGTTTCGTTTGTTAAAGTACCATCAGTAGATTTAACACCTGCACCAGCAACATATTGTGTTAATGCAGCTTTGTCTTTGAATGGAACATATACTTGGTTGATTTGGTAAGCCATGATTTCACCAGCTCTCTTAAGCATCTTTTGTTCTGTGTTGTATTCTTTATCAATACTCATGTTGTTTGATTTAGAGTATTGTAAAGTGTAAGTGTGTAGAGTATCTTCTACTTCTGCAAGAGTACCAAATCTAGGTGTACCAGATGCTGCAGCAGGATTGTAATCATTCATTTCTTGAGTTACTGGTGTGATAGCCTTAACAGTTTTAACACCATCAAAGTTATATTTACCTTTTGCTTTACCCCAAACATGAGCTTCTCTCTTCATTAAAAGTTCAAGTTTATCGGCATATTGATCCATTAAATTAATTGTGTTTGACATAATATTCTCCTAAACCCTAAGGTTATTGAAGAGAAAATAAGCCATCTAAAAACGCACTGTTTTCATCATTTACTTTTGTATTAGTTACATTACCAATTGATTTAGCTTTATTCTCTTCGTTGAGCTTCTGGGCTTTCTCTTGAGATTCTTTAACAATTGATTCTTGTTGACGTTTATCAGCCGCCACTGATTCATACGCTTCTAATAAGGTATAACCCTCTCTCATCAAGGCATATACACCTTGTTCCAACTTGCTTGGATCCACATTAGGATACCTCTTAGAAAAGACATCCATTTGTCTACTTATCTCTTGTTTTTTAGCCTGTTCACTCTCTTGTTGCCTTTTAGATATAAGATTTGCTTTATCATTCATGTGATACTTAGCAATCTCTTCTAAGGCAGCATCATCTGTGTTTGGATACATCTCTTTTAAAGATTTAATTTCGTTATCCAATTCAAACTTGTTTTGCAATTCAGTCCAGCCTCTGATATATTCTTCAACTGACATGTTGTTTGCTTGTGCTAGTCTTGTAACTTCCTTAAGAGCAGCTTCGTTATCTTTTAATGAGTTATACTTTTCTAGAATGTTGTCATAATTCATACCCTTTTGGGCTAAGGTAACTGCTTCTTCTTCGGTAAGTTCTTTATCTTCCTTGTTGTACTTAATCTTTAAAAATGCAGGTTGATCATGCGTCATTGCGTCTTGTTGATCTGTTTTTTCTTCTACTTCTTCATTAGATTCAGTTTCAATTTCAGAAGGTTGATTGTCCTCTACTTCTGTGGTGTCTGGTGTGTCACCATTTTTAGCAGGATCGTAATCTGCAAATAAGTTATCTTCGTCTATTGCATTTGCATCAATAGAAATGTCTGGAGATTGGTTTATCTCTGTCATAAAAGTTTCCTTTCGTTTGCACTATGGTAGGTGCTATCTATAAAAACATGCTCAATTGATGCATGTTTTTAACTAAATAAAATGGCTAACCAATTTGTTGATTAGCCATTTGTGCTGCCATCAATTGCATTTGCTTTTGTTGGTCGGCATACTCTTTAAGTTTGTCTTTTCCAGTAATGAATTTTTCTGGATATACATCTAAGAATGTACTTAAATCAATTTGTCCAGCATTTAGCATTGAAGTTAAGTTATTAACTTGTGCTATTTCACTATATGGAGCACTTGATCCAATATCTACATTTAGTTTGTAGTTAATTCCTTGTAATTTATCAAAATCAATTACTACTACTTCACCATCTTCACTAACTACTTGTCTAATTCCATAACACATTGTCATGATGTCTATGATGTTACGAATTGTATCTTCCCACATTTCATAGTAGTTAGATCTTTGTATTTCAAGTGGTACTGCTGCAGCTTCTTGAAGTTGTGCGATTGCACTTGCATTATCTGGTTTGATATTACCTAGAGCTGCATCATTAACACCCATATTCTTTTCCATTTCAGATTCAGTTGTTTTGATTAGTTCAATGATTTGATTAGAGAAATCTGGCATCTTAGAGAAGTCTAAGTATTTACCCATTAGGTCTGCACCAGCTACTCCAATATCACTTGCACTATCCCAATCTTCTAGATCCATCTTTGCTACATCATAAATACGTTTAGGGAAAGCACTCTTAAATGCATATTCATGACAATAAGCATATGATTTATTGATGAATACTTGGTTAACAATGTTCCATGTCATTGGTGTGTCAAATAAGTAAGAATCTTCTCTTACATCCCATCCAAATCTACTAATTGGGTATCTTGTATAACCTAAGTTAGTTTCATCTTTAATCAAGACATGTTGAGTTGATTTAGTAAACCATACAGATCTAACTTCTTTTTCAACAATTGTTTCTACTTGGTTACCAAATTCATCAGTAATAACTTGTACTTCTTGTACTTTAGATTTCTTCTTATAGTACTTAAGAATAACTGTTACTAATTTATCACCCTTATCGTTATCGTAATCGTTGTTAGCATCTGGTCTAATGTTGTCAATAATATCTTCACTAACACCTAAGTCTCTTGCTTCTTCTTTTACTTGGTCAACATATTGTCTTAAAATAACCATGATATAAGGTTGCTTTTGAATGTTGTTTGAATAAGGATTACCAAAGATAATACGTCTACAATTGACTAATTCATTGTTAATCTTACCTTTAGAATCTTGTCCTGTTTCATAGTCTGGATCAAATGATTGATGCATGTAACAAGATCCACCAACATAAGCATTTCTAATAGCTATTCTTGCATTTTCAATAATCTTATCTTGTTCAATTACTTCTTTAACTTCATTAGAGATATATTTCATTCTCTCATTTTCATCTTGATTACCTGTTAAAGATTTAATTGAAATACCAACATCGTTACTTGATAACATTGCTATTTGATACTTACCAATTCTTTGTAAGATATTCATTGTTGGTTTTGCAATGTTTACGTTATCTGCCATACCTTCCCAATGTCTACCACAGAAAAAATCTTCATTCTTTTTAACTGTGTTATATACATTGTTCTCAGTTAAGTAAGTGATACCTTTTTGATATTCACTCCATATGTTCTCTGGTGTAATTTTCTCTTTCATAATTCACCTCACCCTTGAAAGTTTGAGAAGTCTCCATATTCTCTAGCAGCCTTTTGGTTGCCTTTGTTTATCTTGACTACATCATTTTTATCTAATTCAGATTGGATCTGTTTACCTTTGTAGATACCAAACTGATAAGATGCAAAAATAAAAGCACTAATTAAAGTGCTTGTTAATATAATTAGTACGATTTCCATGTTATCCCCAATAGTCATTTAATCCAGATTTATAATCTCCATCTTCAAATCTAGGATCTCTTTCTTGTCTTTCTCTTTCTTTCTTAATTCTTAATTGAGACATTCCTTCATATGCGATAGCTAAAGACATAACACAGTCATCATGTGCTCCTTGTTGTGCTTCCATTCTTCCTTTTTCATTTCGTATGAATGTAAGCATTTCTTCTAAGGTATATTTATCATTAAAGAATTCTGTATGTTCTCTAACTAACTCAATTAAGTGATTTAAGATAGCAGGTCTTGTCCAACTATCTGTTCTAAAACCATATGATTTTCTAAACTTGTTTAATGCAGAATCATTAACTTCTCTAATATACATATGGTTATATCCTAATCGTTGTAATTCTTGAATAGGATAACTATCAAAGTTAACTTCTATTGTCAGTAATGCATTGTTGAAATACTTACCTAGACAATAAGTTTGTTTAGTGTATAAGTCACTATCCATTTGATTTCTAAGTATTGCTACTTGATTTCCATCTTGATCCAAAACTTGGTCAACAAAATAGTTACTTCCTTCTCCTGCTGTATCTCCACCTATTACATATGCCTTGTTTGTAGGCTTTTTATAAATGGAAATAAAGCCATTAGATTGCTCATTCCACTTTATATTAGTAATGTGTAGTCCATCATAATCATAAGTGAAATAACCTCTTGAAATTGGCTCTGTAATAGTTCTAAGTCTTTGATTAATCTTGTTAGCATCAAATACTGTGTTACCTAATACTCCCCAATTTCCTAAACAATAAACATCATAGTAATAAGGATCTGAATCTTTGTAACTCTCTAATAGTTTCTTATAATCATCATCTAAGTGTTCATTGTCCTTGTATGTTGAATGATGAATAAATACGTTTTCGTTTGTGTCATCAATAAACCTATGTTTTAGCCAATGGTTTACATCAATTGGATTGAATGTTATCCATATATGTTTCTTTGTTTCTTTACCTCTCAAACGTATATCTAATTGGTTGAAATCAGCTTCTGCAACTTCACTAGATTCTTCTACCCATATATCTGTAAGTTCTCCTCTTATAAATGTTACTGATTTTAACTTTTCAACATCATCCAACCCAGCAAATATGATTTCGTTGCCTGTTACAGTACATGTTATCCTCATATCTGATGTATTTATCTTATAGAATATATATAACCCCCATTTGATTATTATTTGTTTTAATAATGCAAATGTTGAATCTCTGTTTGACCTTCCTGTGTTTCTTACTACTAATAAGTTAAACATTGGCAGTTTAAGTGATAAATATATTAATATTTCTGCAATTGTATATGACTTTGAACTACCGGCTCCACCATACAAAATTAAATATCTATATGTATCTAGTATTTCATCTATTTTACTTACTATATCATCATAGAATGTCTTATTAAATTCTATTGGATCAATGTTAATGTTAAGATTTCTTTTCATGACCTATAGATATATTTACATTAAAACCATCATCAGTAGTTTCTATCTTTGTTACATACTCTCCAGCCATCTTATTATCTAAATCAATTGCTTTTAATTTATTAATAAGTTGTGTATCAGTTTTTATAATGTCTTGTAGTATCTTTCTCTTCTCAATAGACGACATTAGAAATCTATCTTTTTGTTCTTCTAATAGTTGTAAGTACCTACACCTAACATCTACCTTGTTAAATTCCCTACTTGCCATCTTGTCTACAGATTCCATATTAGAAGTTTTTGTATCGTAAGCATCTTTATATGCTTCTCTTTGGCTCATACCATTAATAATATTTAGTATGAATTTCTCTTGTTTGGCAGTGGTTTGTGGTTTGGTTGCCATATAACCCCTTTCTAAGACTATGGTAGGTCTTTTAAGGTGAATGAGTTAACATCCACCTTTTCTCTTTTTAGGCATCTTATACCCCTTTCTTGGCTTTTTTACTTTGTTTATCTTCTAGTACTAATTCTTGTACTACTTCAACAAACTTAGCGTTGTATGGATTGTTACCTAATAGAAGTGGTAATCTTTCTTCTAATACCTCAAATACTTCATTCTCTTCTGGTATTCTATCTATTTCAGAAATCTTTAATC